GAGGGCGCCTTCGAGGGCCTCGGCCTCGGTGGTGACGGGCGGCCCGACGGGCACGCCCTTCTCGGTGACGACAACGAACATCGGGGATCCTCGTGAGAGTCGACAGGATCTACGGCGTGGAGGAGGGTTGTGTTGGCTAGGGGCGGGAGGCGGCCTTCTGGCCCGCTGCGTAGGCTGCCGCGAGGGCGTCCCGCACGGACCACACGGCGACATCGCGGAAGTCGTCCGCGTCGGAGTTGCGGGTCGTCAGGGTGACGAACCCGAGATGCTGGCGGGCGATGGGTTCGAGTACGGCGTTGAGGGCTTTGATTTCGGCGGCCATCTCCCTGTAACCGGCGGCCCATGTGGTGTCGTCGGCCGCGCCGGGCTCGCGGCATTTGCCGTGGCGGTTGTAGTCGGCGAGGGCGATTTCTCGGCCCGCGTCGTGGTCGGTGACGATCGGCTGTTGATAGGACGTCTTCATGTGGCTCCTCCTTGGTTTACAGGCTCTTGGCGACGCGCTTGAGGGTGGCGACGAGGGCGGCTGTTTCGGCCGCGTCGCCCTTCATCATCTCGACTCGAATGTAGGTGCCCTCGCGGTGCCCGCCGAGGTAGCCGGGGTTCGCGTGGACGTCCATCGCCCCTTCGCTCTCGTCGAGGGCGTCGGAAACGAGGGCCGCGATCCGGTAGGTCCCGGCCTCGGCGTACCGCCAAGCCTTGGCGTCCGAGGCCCACACCAGTTCGAGGTCGACGTGATACCCGTTCTTCGCGTCGGTGACGATCCGGGCTTCGATCAGGTTCTTGGTCTTGCGGCTCTTGGTCGTGGTTGCCATGATGGCCTCCTTGCTCAACCCACGGTCAGTATCGAGAATCCGCCGCACGTTGTCAACACTTTTTTTCAACTTTCGTAATTCGCTTGTGGTGTCGTGGGGTTGTGCTGGTTCTTTTTGGGTGCGGGATGGGGGATTCGAACCCCCACGGCCTCTCGACCACAGCCACCTCAAGGCTGCGCGGCTACCAGTTACGCCAACCCCGCACGGGCAAGGCGACCTCGATGATGATCCGCGACGCTCGGCCTGTCAACGGTCGATCGGCCGAGGGCGGATCGCGGCCCAGGTCCCGTAGATCCGTCGGGCCCGGCCTTGCCGATCGAGGAGGTCGAGGGTCGCCTCGACGACCGGCAATGGCGGCGCCGGGTACGGGAGGTCGGCGGCGATCTCGCGGGGTGACATTCGGGCCGTCGCTCGGGCGAGCACCTCGGCCACGTCGTCGGGGAACGACACCGGGATCGGTACGGCTGGTCGTCGGGGCATTGGGTACCTCCTGTCGGGGATCTACGCCCGAGGGGCCGGGCTCGTTGACGCCCTGCGCGGATCCCGGCCCTCGGGACGGTGGTATGATCAAGGGGCTTCCCGAGAGGTGTTGCGATGTTGCCTCCCTGGGGCGTCGTCGCGATCGTCGCCCTGATCGCCGCTCTCCTTGTCACGACCACCGGATGGATCTGCGCATCAACCGCTCGTCGCCGGTCGGCGGCCGACGCCAAGCGATGGGCCGAGCACGCGGCGAGGTCGTCGATGGCCGCCTCGGCCGCGATCGGGATCCTGACCTTCGAGACCGCCAGCGGCGATTCCTCGCCCCGGGTCCGCGCGGCGATCGAGGAACTCGGCCCGTCGGACATGGCGCGGATCGGGTATCCTTGAGGGACTTCCGTGAGGTAGCGCCATGATCCGTGACGCGATCTTCTTTGGAGTCGCGATCCTCCTCGTCGGGGTCACCGCCTGGGCGGTCATCGCCGATGTCGAACGTCGCCGCCTTCGATCCATCAATCGTCGCCTGACGATCGACCACGGGCAGATCGCCCGGGCCGTGATCAACGCCCGCGACATCCTGCGCCGCGTCGCCGAGGGGGCCGCCCTCCCCAACGCGATTCGGGACGCCCTGGGGGAACTCGACCGGATCACCCCCGAGGTCGAGGGGACCCTGTCTCAATGCGGGTGCGGTCACCCCTGGACCCCGGGGGAGGAATGGTGCCCCGCGTGCGGGTCGAAACGCCTATCGGCGCGGGGCCTGGGTCCTTCGTCGGCGTCGATGTAGGGGTGAGCCCGGGAAGGCGCCGGTGAGGCCCTAGAAGGCCAGGGCGTCGAGGTCGGCCTGGAGGGCGGCGGTCCTGTCGCGGTAGACCCGACGGACCCCAGCCATCACGATCGCGACGGCCTCGGCCCCGGGGGTGGCCTCGACGGTGGGGGTTTCGACCCTCGCCCGACGGCCACAGACCTCGCACGATACCGGATCGGCGTCGGCGACGGCCTCGACCCGCTGGCCGTTCGCGCGATCGTCGTCGTCGGCGCAGTCGTCGCACACGAAGCCCGCCCCGGCCCCGACGGCCACCGCGTATCCCCCGATGCCCCGGTCGACCTCGGCTTCGGCCTCGGCCGCGATGTCGGCTTTGTCGGCCTCGGGCAGCGGGTCGCATGCCAGGGCCCGCTCGCCGGGCTCCTCGACCGCCTCGGCGGCGGCCTTCTTCGCGGCCTTGTCGGCCTCGGCCTTGGCTTGGATCCTGGCCCATTCTTCGGCGTCCCGCTTGGCGTGGGCTTCCGCGTCGGCCTTGGCCTCGGCCCGGCGGGCCTCGACCTTCCCGGCCTCGACGACCTCGTACTGCCGAATCCCGTGGCGACCCTCGACGATCACGTGCTCGTGAGTCGTCGGGGGCAGGGCGCCGACGTCCGTCCCCTTGAAGGCTTCGATCTTCAGGTTGGCCTTCGCGAGCCTCAACTCGGCGGCCCGGATCTCGGCGTCCAGTTCGTCCCGGCGGGCGGCCGGGAAGGGCTCGGCGTTGTCCAGGTGCTTGGCGTCGACGAAGACGACGTTGACGTGTCGACCGCTCGCGTCCCGCTCGTCGTCGGTGGCGATCCCGGCCCGGATCCCGCCGTAGGAGCCTTTCGAGGGGCCGTACCACACGACCTTGCCGGTGGTCCCCTTGGCGACCTTGCGGCCCCGGGCGACGACCATGACCTTCCCCTTCTCGACCTCGCCCCAATCTTCGACGTCCAGGCGGGCTTCCTCGTCGGCGTAGGCCAGGGCGGCCTTGGCCTGACCCGACTCTTCCCGCGCGGCATCGTAGGCGTCGGCGAGGGCCTGGATCGCGACGCTCGCGTCGACCTCGACCTCGGCCAGCGTGTAGGCACCGATCCCCGGGGATCCGACGTTGATCTCGCGGGGATGGCCCTCGGCGACGTCCCACACGATCGCGTAGTTGAAGAATTCCCACATATCGCTCATCACTTGCTCGTTACGGCCCACCGTGCCGATGACCAGCCCGCGATGGGTGACCGCTTCGCCCTCGACGTCCTTCCCGTTGATCCGCTTCCAGGTGATAGCCATGACGGCTCCTTGCTCAACCCACGGCCAGTATCGGCAACCCTCGGCGCGTTGTCAACACTTTTTTTCAACTTTCGTAATTCGCTTGTGGATTCGCGTGGTTGGCTAGGTTGCGTCGAGGTCGATCCCTGTCTCGCTGGCGAAGCGCCGAGGGTCGTCATCGGCGCCACGACCCCGGGACGGAGCCTCGGGGTCGTAGGTCGCGGACGTGATCGGGAGGAAGCGGTGGGTGCGGGCGTATCGGTCGATCGAGTCGACACGGACGCCCTTCCCCCCGCCCGGAAGAGGGGCCCCGACGAGGTCCCCTTTCGCGATGAGTCGACGGATCACCCCGGCCCCGGCGGCGTGTAACCGCTTGGCCGTGGCGTCCAGCGACAGGACGGTGGCGCGGACGACGACGGCCTTCTCGACCGGCGCCGGGGGAGGAGGATCTTCGGGGACCGGGGTCGCGGGCACCGGGGCTTTGCCGGATCGCTCGAACGCCTCCACGGCCTTGACCCTGACAGCCCATCGACCGTCCAGTCGTTGCCCGTGAAGGCGCCGCCGGTACACGAGGGTGTAGACGCTGTTTGCGGGGACCCGCCAACGCCGGGCGATGTCGACGACCCACATCCAGCCCGCCGGGGCCGTCGGGGTCTTCGCCCTCCCGGCTCGGGGGCTGATCTGCCCGATCATCGCCAGGGCTCGATCGATGTCGGATCGGGCGGCCGTGAGCATGCTGCGGACCTCGTCGATGGGATCTGTCGGCATCGTTCACCTCCTGCCAGGATCTCGCCCTAGTCTACGGCGATCATCCCGGTCGTGTCGGCGCGATCTCGCGAAGGCGACCCGCGAGGTTGCGTGCGAGAGCGAGGGCCGACGCACGGGTCCTCAAGCGGGCCTCCTGTCGCCCCGGGTCGGGATCCGAGAAGGCGAGCCCGGCGAAGTGGTCAACGTCGAGCCTCATGCACCGGGCGACCGCGACGGCGAGGCTCGTGTAGATCGCGATCACCCGCCGGTCGGGGTCCGCGTCGTTGGCCGCGACGGCGAGGAGAATCCCGGCGGCGATCCCCTCGGCGACCCGAGGGATCGATCCGGGGTCGCTCATCGCGGAGATCCAGCCGTTGACCATGCCGAGTAGGGCTCGGGCCGGGTGGATCTTGTGGATCACGAGGCACCTCCGTTCTTTTTCCGGGCCGCCTTCTCGGCCGCCTTGGCTTGCCGGGTTGCGGCGACCTCCTGCTTGACGGCGAGCGAGTAGCACGCCCCGATCGTCGTGAGGTAGGTGTGCCGGGTCCCCTCCTCCCGGAAGCCGATCGCATCGCCGGGGTAGAGGGTCACGACGATCCGCCGTCCTCGGGACCCCGTCACCGGGGCGATCGTTCGTCGGGTCACGGCTCGCTTGACCTCGATCACGGTGCACCTCCTTGCGGGGGAGGGGCGGTCGCCCGCCCCTCGGCCCGCCCTTGGGTTAGGCCCTCGTCCAGAACCGCCAGCCATTGACCGGCTTGGAGGCGTTCCCCCGATCGATCATCGCCACCTTGGCGGCCTCGGTCATCGAGCCGCACGCGATCGCGGGGCCCTCGGCCCGCTTCACGAAGATCGCGGTTTCGCTTTCGAACCGGGCGTAGGAGGACGATCCGTCCCGCCAGTCGTGCTTGAGCATCGTTCCGGCCTCGTACCTCGGGCGACCCGGGGTGGCCGCGATCTTCGCGGGGGCGACCGGAGCCTCGATCTTCGCCGGGGTCTCGGTGACCGTTCCCTTCTCGGCGGCGATCTCGGCGGCGATCTCGGCCTTCGCCTCGGCGACGATGAGGTCCCGGGCGGCCTCGACCGCGTAGGAGGCGTCGTGCGGGATCTTCGCGATCGCGGTCGACAGGTAGGAGGCGAGGGCCCGCTTGACCAGTCGTGCGTAGGTGGTTGCGCTCACCGACGAGGGCAGCGCGTCGATCGCCTGCTGGATGGTGGGGTCGGTGAATTCGACGACGATCGAGAACCCCTCCGGGGTCCCCTCGGCCGCGTCGACGGCCTCGACCTCGGCCGGGCCTTCCGCCGTGAACCGATCGACGACCTCGGCCCGCGTGTCCTTCATCCACGCCTCGCCCTCCAGGGTCGCCGTGAAGCGGATCGCGCCGCTCGCGATCGCCGGGGCGATGAGCCCCTGATTCTGGAGGTCCCGGATTTCGGCGAGGGCCGCTGCCCCACCGAGGTCGGCGAGCCCGACGGGCTGTCCGACGCTCACGATCTTTTCGAGGATCCCGTTCTTCTTCGTGGTTGCCATGACGGCCTCCTTGCTCAACCCACGGCCAGTATCGGCAACCCTCGGCACGTTGTCAACACTTTTTTTCAACTTTCGTAATTCGCCTATGGGGTCGTGAGGTTCCGCCGTTCGCCGTGGTCTGTTCGCCCTGGGCGTCGGCGGGTCTTCCCCGGTGGTTGGCCGGGGAGATCCCGATCGTGGTATCCTACGAAGCGATGAGCGACCACGTTGCAAGGCCATCGACGTCCCCCGCACCGACCCCCAGGGAGATCGCCATCCTTCGGGCGATGATCGCCGAGGGGCTCAACCCCGAAGAGATCGCCGAGCGAACCGGGTGGAGCGACGAGAAGGTCCGCGACGTGCGGACGACCCTCTACGTCGAGGAAGAGAGGGACGTGTGCGGTCGTCGGCCCGAGGAGGTCTTCGTCGACTACGTGGTCCGATCCCGGGGGCACATCCGGGAACTCTCGGATCCCGTCGCCGAGGCCCGCCGGGACCCCGGCCAAGCCTCGGCCGTCGTCGGGGCGATCAAGGCCAAGCAGGGGATCCTCGACGCCATCATCAAGCGCGGCCAGGAACTCGGGTTCATCGACCAGCGGCCCGAGGTCAAGGGGATCATCCTCGCGAAACTCGACGATCGAGCACTCGTCGAGGTGCTCTCCCGCGAGGTCGAGGGCGTGCGCGGGCTCATGGCCCGATACGGGAGCACCCCGTTCATCGAAGTCACGTCGTCGACGGCGGCGACCGGGGAGGCCCCCTTGAGGGGCCCGGCGGCCTGCGCAACGCCGTCACGTCCGAGGGCGCTATCGGCGCCGGGGCCGTCCCGGCCCGTCGCCTCAAAGAGCGAATTTGCGCCTCCCAAGGCGCCGCCACCCTCGGCACCGCCGGGGCCGGAAGGATCTGGACAGGTCGTGCGACGGAAGGCCGTTGCACGCGTCGGGGGCTCGGTGTAGACTTGAGCCCGAGGCACACCCTCGTTGAAGGAGGATCCCGAGATGGCATCGAGCGCAAGTCAGATCGCATACGGCACGGTGATCGGCACGGGCGCGGCCCTGGCGGTCGCGGACGACAAGGTTGGCTTCCGCCCGAAGTTCGTGCGGTTGATCAACATCACCGACGGCAGCACCGCCGACTGGAACGGCGACATGCCCGACGCGGCGATGGCGAAGCAGAAGGGCGCCGCCACGTCCTACGTCGTCGCGGACGGCATCACCCCGAGCAACACGGGCTTCACGCTCGGCGCCGACGCGGACCTCAACGCGGCGGGCGACGTGATCCACTACCTCGCGATCGGGTAGAAGGAGGGCCCCGTGCCCTCGGCGACCGCAATCCCCCCAACGGCGACGGCGCGGGAACGCGCTGAACTCCTCGAACGCATCGACCGGGTACGCGAAACCCGCCGCGAGTGGGTGCGCCGCGCGGTCCTCGACGACGACCGGATCGACATCCTCGCCCAAGAAGTGCTCGGGTACGAGATCGCCCCGCACCACCTCGCCATCGCCCGGCACGAGTACACCCACCCGCAGTCGCTGACCCTCGTGTGGCGCGGCGCGGGCAAGACCACGATCGGCACGGTGACGAAGGCGATCTTCGCCATGCTCAAGCGGCCCAACGTGCGGATCCTCGTCGCGTCGAAAGCGATGGCGAACGCGGTGTCGATGCTCTCGGAGATCAAGGCGAAACTCAAGAGCCCGCTGTTCGTCGAGCATTTCGGGGATCTCCAGGGGGCCAAGTGGGACGACGTTGAATTCACGATCTCGACGCGGACGACCCCGGCCAAGGAGGCGACGGTCACCGCCGTCGGCGTCGAGGGGTCGGTCGCCTCGAAGCATTACGACATCGTGATCGCCGACGATCTCGTCGACGAAGAGAACTCGCGGACCCCGCTCATGCGGGGCAAGATCAAGACCTTCTACTACAAGACCCTCACGCCGTGCCTGGAGATCGTTTGCCCCGACGGCCAGCCCGGCGAGATGCACGTGCTCGGGACGCGCTATCACTACCACGATCTCTACGGACACCTCATCGCCGACGACATGGCCGACTCGACCCTCACGATCCCGGCCCTCACGGGCAACGAGGTCGACGGGTGGGTGAGCGCGTGGCCGTCCCGGTTCCCCGTCGCCGATCTCGTCAAGCGGCGGCGCCAGATGGGGTCGATCATCTTCGACTCGCAATACGGCCTCGACTGCCGGGCGATGCAGGGCGACATCTTCGATTACGACTGGATCAACGTCGTCACCGAGAAGGAGGTCCCCGTCGGGCTCCCCCGGTATCTCGGGGTCGACCTCGCGATCTCCTTGGGGGCGAAGGCTCACCTCTTCGCGATCGTCGTCATCGCCCATGACGCGACGACCGACCGCTACTACGTCGTCGACCACTACGCCGGGCGACGGACGTTCGCCGACCAGAAGCGGTTGATCGTCGAGTACGCGGTGAGGCATCGCGTGATCCGAGGGGCTGTCGAGGCCGTCGCGTACCAGGAGGCGATGCTCCACGCCCTCAAGGACGAGGCCCCCGAGATCATTCGCTCGCTCGGGGACCGGGTCGAGCCCCTTCCTCCTGGCACCCCCATGCCGAGTTTCGTGCCGGTGAAGGTCCGCGAGGACAAGGTCACCCGGGCGTATCGCCTGTCGGCGACGTTCGAGGACGGCCGGGTCTTCTTCTTGCCCGGGCAGGACGCCGTGATCGAGAACATCGTCCTCTTCCCGAAGGGCGAATTCGACGACCTCTACGACGCATTCGATCACGCCATCGCGGCGACGAAGAAGCGGGTGCGCAAGGAGCGGCGGAAGGTCGGCCTGTTGTGATACCCTAGCGGGGTGAAGGGGGCACGATGAGCGCAAGCAAATCCCTCGGCGGCGCCGCGAGCGAGACCATCGCCGACGCGGTTGAACGGAGCGAGCGCAAGGCCAACCGGCTGGTGAAGGCGTATGTCGTCGGGGACGATCCCCGCGACGCGACCAAGGCCGACGAGGCTGCGGCCGGTGGGGCCGGATCCAGGGCCCTCTCCGAGAAGGAACTGTTCGGGCCGGTGATCGACCGGATCGTGCCCCCGCCATACGACCCGTTCGTGCTATCGCGCCTCGTCGAGCAGTCCAGCGAACTCGGCCAATGCATCGACGCGATGGTGAGCAACATCGAGGGCTTCGGGTACCTGATCGTGCCCCGCGTGCGGGTCGACGCCGAGGGGCTGGCGGTCGATCGCGTCAAGGAGATCAAGGCCGAGAAGTCGCGGATCTTCAACCTCTTGCAGCGGATCGGCCAGGGCGAGGCGTTCACGTCCTTGCGCCGTCGCACGCGTCGCGAACTCGAATCGGCGGGCAACGGCTATTGGGAGGTGATCCGCAACCTCCGGGGCGAGATCATCGGGCTCAACTTGATCCCGAGTTACCAGATGAGACTCGGCCTCCAAAACGATACCCTTGTGCGGGTCAAGATCGCCTACCTCGTCGTCGACGAAGAGGGCCGCTACGGCATCGAGAAGGTGCTCACCCTCAAGCGGTTCCGGCAATACGTCCAGGGGGTTATGTCGGTCGTCACCAGTTCCGGGGCCACGTCGAGGTCGTGCTCGCAACGGTGGTTCAAGGAGTACGGCGACCCCCGGGTGATCGACAACCGCAACGGCGCCGTGGTCGGCATGCCCGACAAAGAGGCGGTCACCAATTTCGAGGGATCGGGATCCCCGATGCCCGAGGAATACCGGGCGTCCGAGATCCTCCACACGCGGATCTATTCGTCGAGGTCGCCTTACGGCGTGCCCCGATGGATCGGGAACATCGTCGCCGTCCTCGGCGTGCGCCGGGCCGAGGAGGTCAACTACACGACCCTGGCGAACAACAACATCCCGTCGATGGTCGTGACCGTAAGCAACGGCCAACTTACCCCCGACACCATCGAACGCATCGAGCAGTTCGTGTCGACCCAGGTGCGCGGGCAGGCCAACTACTCGTCCTTCCTCCTGCTCGAAGGCGAGTCGAGCCTCGAAGGCGAAGACGCCGGGCAGGTCAAGATCGACATCAAGCCGCTCACCCGCGAGCAGCACACAGACGCCCTCTTCGTCACCTACATCAAGAGCGAGAAGGACGGGATCCGGCGGTCGTTCCGTCTGCCGGAACTCTTCGTCGGCGTGGCCGGGTCGATCAACCGGGCGACGGCCGAGGCCGCCCGGTGCCTCACCGACGAGCAGGTGTTCGCCCCCGAGCGGGACGAGAGCGATCACACGGTCAACCGGATCCTGATCGACGAAGGGATCGTGCACCACGCCTTCAAGTCGCGGACGCCCAACATCACCGATAACGAGAGCCTCGTCGCGATGCTGGCGGCGGCCGAGCGGACGGGCGGCGTAACCCCCGAGATCGCCCGGGCGGTCGTCGAGGACGTCTTCCCCCAGGCGGCCGAGGCCATGCCCCTGTCGCCGAAGATCGACCCGCACGTGCCCTTCTCGCTCACGATGGCCGAGGCGATCAAGAACCAAGCGATCCCCACCGAGGTCAACCAGCAGATCGCCCCGGTGCAGCCCTCGGGCAACGTGGGCAAGGCATTCGAGGAGGCCGTCGTCAAGGATCCCCTCGGCGTCGGCGACCGCCCCCGCGACGAGATCCGCCTCATCATGCGAGCGAACGAAGAACTCTACACGGACGATCATGGGTCGGCCGCCGAGGGGTGACGCATGGCCGATCCCGCGATGACGGCCCGAGCAATCGCCTACATCGAGATCAACGCCGAGATCCTCAAGGCCGCCGGGGTCCCGGAACTCATCGCCCTCGCGACGGGCGAGGTCGCCCTGCGTAACGAATTGCTCGTCCACCACACCCGGGCAGCGAAGGCGGCGATCGCCGCCGGGGCCCGGATCGCGGCCTCGACGACCACCCCGACGACGACCACGCTGGCCCGGACCCTGCGGGCGATCAAGCGAACCTACAACGCCAAGTTCCTCGGGCCCGCACGCAAGGCGGCCCAGGCTGCGGTCGGGGATTTCTACCGGCTCGGGTTCGAGGCGGGGTGGCGCAAGGCGGCCGGGGCGACCGATGCCGATCTCGAATACGAGATCGAGCCCTCGCACAACCCCGGGGCCGACGACCCGGGTGGGACGGGGGTCCGCAAGGCCGTCGCGGCCGGGACGAAGTTCCTGGCGATCAAGCCCGCGTTCGATGTTGTCGACGAGGAGGCGATCGAGGCCCTCGCGTTTCACCAGACCTTTTGGGTGGGGGACGCCTACACGGCGGCCGTGTCGGATACCGTCGCCAAGACCGCCGAGAACGTGATGATCAAGCAGGGCCTCGGCGGCGCCGAGGCGGGCAAGGCCCTGTCGGAGAAGTTGACCGGCGCGTTCGGCCTCGGGGTGTCCCCGGCCGCCGCCGTCCCGGCGGGATGGGTCGGCCGGTCGACGGCCTACTTCCACGGGGTCGCCGCCAACGCCGCGACGACCGGGAGGGTGTTCGGATCCCTCTCGGCGTTCAACCGCCTCGGGGTGACCGAGATCATCGTCCGCAACCCCCGCGACGAGCGGACGTGTACGCGATGCTCTCTCATGGACGGCAAGCGGATCAAGGTCCCCGACGCCCTCGCACAGATGTACGGCGTCCTCGGGGCGACCGACAAGGCCGGGGTGATCGGGGCACAGCCGTGGGCGACGGCGAGCAAGTGGGCCAAGGGGGCCAAGGGGATCAAGGGCGACTCGATGACCTACCCGACGGCTGGCGGGGCCAAGGGCAACGTGATGGGGCTCCCCCCGTACCACCTCTCGTGCCGGTGCACCATCGACCTTGCCCCCGGCGCCTACGGGGTCAAGCCCGCCGCGTCGATCGCCCCTCCCCCGGGGCCGGTCCCGAAGGTCCCGAAGGCGCCGAAGCCCGGGTCGATCCCCACGGGTGTCGCGCCGAAGCCTCCCGCACCGGCGACGATCGGAGGAGCCCCTGTCGCCGAGGTGCCGATCCCCAAGCCGTCGAAGATCGACGACTTGATCCCTGGGCTGGCCCCCAAGCCCACGCCACCACCGCCGGTCCCCGAGCCGGTCGCCCCGACGATCGCCAAGCCCCCGAAGGTCAAGGCGCCGAAGAAGCCCAAGGCCAAGCCCGCCCCTACGGCGGCCGACGACGTGATCGCACCGGCCCCGAAGGCGCCTCCCCCGGCCCCGAAGGTGCCCGAGCCCCCGAAGGCTCCGAAGCCCCCGCCGTCGCGGCCTCGACCGGCCGACGATGCATTCCCTTGGTACGAGGACGAGATCGTCTACGACCCGACCCTCCGGTTCGGCGGGGCGCACGAGAAACTCGGCTACCGATCGCCGGATGGTCAGGTCTGGATGTTCAAGCCAGTCGCCCAGGCCGACGAGGTGTTCCTCGCCGAGACCGAGACCGCCGCTGCTCAATTGGGCCGCGAACTTGGCCTCGACTCGGCCGATGTGCACTTCATCAAGTTCCGCAACGGCCGGGCCGGATCGATCCATCGGATTGTCGAGAACGACGGGACGTTCGACTCGGTGAGCCTCAAGGCGTTGTCCCCCGACGACGCCGATGTCGTGATGCGTGAGAGCGCGTTCAACTGGCTCATCGGCGACAACGACGGCCATGCGGGCAACTTCCTCCGGTTGCGCAACGGCCGGGTGATGGGGATCGACAAGGGGCAAGCCTTCAAGTGGTACGACCGCGACGTGCTTGACTGGACGTACCACCCCAACGCGGGCGCCCACGGGGGATCCCTGGAGCACCTTTTCACCCAGGCGTATGCGAGGGGCGACCTTACGATCGACCTCTCCTCTGCGAAACTCACCCGGCTCAAGGCGTTCTTCGATGCCGTCGAGGCGATGCCCGACGATCGGTTCGTCCAGGTCATGGTGCAGCCCTATATCCGGGGATCGGTGCAGACCGGGAAGGGGCCGCTCGGCCGGATGACGGCCGACGAATTCACGCAGTTGGCCCTCAAGCGCAAGCACGCCCTGCGGGCCGATTGGGAAGCCTACATGCGCAAGGCCGAGAAGGAACGGCGCAAGGCCCTGGGCCTGCCCGACCTCGACAAGCCCAAGGTCCGCAAGCCCCGCAAGCCCAAGGCCGTGCCCGCGAAGGACGAGCCCTTGACCGCGATCGACGCCGAATTCGAGAAGCGGCTCGGGGAGGCCAAGGCCCGGGGGACCTCGGTCCTCGCGGGCGGATCCGATGTCGAGGACATCAACCTCGTCGTCTACCGGACGAAGAACGACGGCCTGTGGATCGAGGGCCGGATCCGCCCCGGGGCAGACGAGCGGATCGTGAAGGCCCTCGGGTCGGCCCCGACCCGATCCGCGTCGACCGGCGTGGCCGAGATCGCAGATCCGTTTTACGACGATGTGCTAAAGATCACGAAGCATTACAACTACCACATCGACCCCAAGAGCCCGGGGTTCGACGGGGCGATCAGCCCGTCGGTCCAGGCGAAGGCCCGCGAGGTCAACAAGAAACTTCGAGAGATCATCAACACCACCCCGGCCTCGTCGGTCGAGCACCAGATCGCGGCCCACTATCAGCGCCATCTCCTGCATTACGGGTCGAGCGTCGGCGACAACTTCGTACTAGTCGTCGATCCGAAGGCCGTGGCCTCGCAAGGCGGCCCGACGCTTGCGAAGGCCGCCCCGAAATTGCCGAAGACCAAGGCCCCCGTGACGAGCGGTGGGAAGGGCGGCCCGAAGGTCACCGTGACCAAGGGGTGGTACCAGGAGGTCGATAAGCGATTCGTCGACAATGAGGTCGTCGTCAACCAGGGGACCCTGCACGAGTGGAGAGCCAACGGGGTTCACGTCCAGATCGGCGACGACATTTCGGTCAACTACGGCCTGCAAGAAGCCGCCGCGTTCGGCTCCGGCAAGTCGAAGCGGGGTCTCATCAAGATCCAGGTGACTACGGCGCCGGGCAAGGGTGGCGCGGCCGATGTGCAACGGGCCCTCTCGGCGGTCGAGGAAACCTTCAACGTCAACCTTCGTCTTGCCGTCGCCGACGACATGGAAGCCGTCTACCTTCGCAAGATCGCGCACTCACTCGACATCGACACGTCGTTCGTCGTTCCCGAGAGCCTGCCGATCCCCGAGCAGGTTGCCCAACTCAAGGCCGTGGTGAGCAAGAAGATCGGCAAGCCCGTCGACGGCCTCAAGGCGTATCGGCCGACCCCCGAATTCGATCTCGCCGAATTCGACGGTCGCCCCCGGTGGTTCCGGCCCGATCTTTTGCCCGAGGCCGAGAAGGCCGCTGCCGAGGGGTACGGGCTCGGCCACAACC